AGAAACTTATTAACCAAGTAGTCTTGATTGACTACACCATTATTATACTAGGAGGTGAAATGTATGAATTATATTTTTGCGGGCCTTTTAATTGGATTTGCATTAATGCTAATCTGTGGAGGCAACAATAATAAATAATTATATCCACCACAACAGTAGAGCTTGAGAAATCGGGTTCTACTTTTTCTTTTTTCGCGCAGAAAACATAGACTATAGTGAAAAGAAAAACAGTTCCAGCTGGTATAACGTTATGATCAATAATGCATCTGGATTTAAGTAGCATGGGATCTATCAACACATAATGTGTAGACGTAAGGGCTCGAGATAGAAAACAGCGTTATACTCTTCTTACATAGATTGAGTCAGCAATGACTCTTTCTTTTATTTTTTTTTCGCGGTAAAAACATGGACTATAGTGAGAAGGAGGTAAGTGATATGATTACATTAATGATATTAGTAATTATAGCAATTGTTATTTTAGCAATAATATTAGCTATAGCATCAGTCGGAGTGGCAGGTATTATAGGAGTATTATTAGCTTTTAGTGATGTTATAATTGCAGGATTAGTAATTTACGGAATCGTAAAGCTTATACAGCATTTCAGAAAAAAGTAAATAATTAGGGACTTAGAGAAATCTAGGTCTCTATGTTTTGTGAATTGAAAGGAGATTAACGATATGTGCAAAAGAGAAATGACATTAGGAGAAGAAATTATTGGATTATCGGCAATGGGGATTGACATACCTACAGTAGAAAGAATGTATAGAAAGTATATTGAAATGACTGCTGAAAAAGAGTCAAAAGAAACTATGAAAGTGTATTGCATTAATGACGTACTTGCAACTAAAGAGTTTGTTAATGCAGTAGCAAAGTCCGATTTAAAAGATGCTAAGGTAGGAGATAAGACATTTATGGAATTGGACGGGCTTGGAGTATTTACAGCAACAGTACACAAAGTTACGGGCAATAAGGTTATGCTTATTTTCGATGATTATGTAACTAGGAGACCTATGAATAAGTCACGTACAAATAATGGTGGGTTTGAAGCATCTGATTTGAATAGATGGTTACATACAGAGTTCATCAAGGCATTACCTTATTCAATTCGAACAATACTTACCGATGTTACTATTCCTACAGTAGGCGAGATGTTTGGCTGGGACGACAAGTGGAATAGAGACCACTTTGTGACTGATAATGACAAACAGCTTCCACTTATGAAGCAGAGACGCAATCGAGTTGCTTATTATAACAATGAGTGTGAGTGCGGATGGCTCCGTAATGCTACCAAGAAAGAATTTTCTTCGACTCGTTTCGCTAATGTGGGATACGGTGGCGGTGACCGTGCGTACTATTTCGTGTCTGGCTATGCTGGGGTTCGTCCGGAAATCTGGTTGGTTAAGTGATAAATTCTCGCGCAGAAAACATAGCCTAAGATGAAAGGAGGTAAACGTAATGAACAAAAAAGATATTTTACGTTATGTAGCAATTGGGTTACTTGGAGCACTTACAGCTCTATCAACTCAGATTAACAATAATAGTAAAATAGAAAAAGAGGTTGAAAAACGTTTAGCAAAGAAAGAGGAGTCTTAACAGGCTCTTCTTATTTTTCGCGTAAAAAACATGGACTATAGTGAGAAGCTTATTAATTAGAATTATTTAAGGAGGAATTATTATGAGCAAAATTACAGAAGTAGCAAAGGGACTAAAGACTGCAACTTATGCAGTGCACCATGATGAATACAATAAAGGATTTATTACTGGTACATTGTCAACGGTTGGAGGCGTGTTAGTTGGACTTGTACTTGCTGATGTTGTAGCAATAGTAGGAACTTACATAATCGATAAGCAATAGCTTACACGGAGACTTAGAGAGATCTAGGTCTCTTATTTTTTATATTTAAGGAGGAATCATATTATGACACCAATTGAAACAAAAGTAGTAGTAAGTGCATTTGACTCAGTAGCAAAGACTTTATATAGGCACAGAAAATGCATCAAGATGCTCTGTCTTGCATTTTTAGCGTCAACAGGTCTCCATTTTATTACTCAGCAGGAGGTAAAGGAGTTGAACATGCGTATCGAAGACCTTGAAAGGAGATTAAACCATGATTCAGAGGATAAAGAGTCTTGCGAAGACTGCGATTAATTTTACAAAAGCAAATAGCTCAACGATATTATCGGGTATTGCAGTAGCGGGTGTGTTCACTACTGCATTTCTTGTCGGAGAAGCAACACCAAAAGCAATGACCCTTATAGCTGATGCTGAGGAGCAGAAAGCAAAGTCAATTACTCCGATGAACAAACCAGGCGAAAATGTGGTTGAGAGAACCGAGCTTACAGTTTGGGAGTCTATGAAAGCGACATGGAAATGCTATATTCCAGCTATATTATCTGGAGGATTGACAGTTGCCTGCATCATAGGAGCGAATAATATTTCTCATAAAAAAGAAGTAGCTCTGACAGCAGCATGCAAGCTTACAGAGTCTGCATTTTCTGATTACAAGGCAAAAGCTGCTCAGATAATCGGAGAAGAGAAAGAGCGTGAGATACAAAAAGCGGTAAATGAGGATAATTTGAAGAAACAACCGCAGCAGCCTATATCAGCAAGTATCATAATTAATGGCAGTGACGAATGCGAATTCTTCGAAGCTGTGTCGCAAAGGAAATTCATGAGCACCGTAAATAAAATAGAAAAGGCTCGCAATGATATGAACTTTGACATGACGTACGGAAACGAGTATTACAAGTCATTTAATGAATGGCTTGATGCTATTGGTGTAGACCCAGTGCCATATGGCGATGATATGGGATTTTCTGCAGAACGCGGTATGATAGATACTCGTATTGATTCATATGTAGACCCGGATACCATGAAGCCGACCATGATATTGGACTATGGAGCAAGACCTGTACATAATTACGATAGATAATTCGCGAGAAAAACATTGCCTACTATAGGATAAAAGAAAGGAGACTATATTATGTCAAACAAAAATTTAGTTGAGGAAGTAGCAACAGAGGAGATTGAAGCAACAGAAGTTGCAGAAATGGAGGAAACAAAAATGAATGACAAAGTTAGTGTAGTAGAAAAGATCAAAGCAGCAGCGGAGAAGCATCCAAAGATTGCAAAAGCAGCTAAGGTAGCTGGAGTTGCAGTATTAGGTGTTGTAGCCGGAGCGCTTGGGTATAAGAAACTTACTAATAAGGATTACGTTGATGCAGACTTCATTGATGCACCTACCGATGATTCAGAGGACCATGGCGAAACTTCAACAGAAGAAAGCAATGACACAACAGTAGACCAGAATTAATTATCAGAAGGGAGACTTAGAGAAATCTAGGTCTCTTATTTTTTCTGTAAAAGAAAGGAGAGACTAATGTCAGAGTACAAGTCGAATTCTCACAAGTCAAAAACGGCTGAGGCCCAAAAAGAACCTGTGAAGAAAGTTGTTACTGGCAAAGTAATAGCTAAAAATCGTTCACTAGGCCAGAAATTCTCAGATACGTTCCTAAGTGAGGATATTTCAAATGTGAAAAACTATGCCGTTAACGAGCTTATAATCCCTGGACTGAAAAATATGTTCTTGGATTGTATGTCAATGCTGCTAAATGGATCAACACGAAGAAGTTCGTCAGGAAGCAGAACAGGGTCTATGTTTAATTATGGTGGATATTTTAACTCATCAAGTTCAAGCAAGACCACTGCAGCAAAAACATATTCTTTAAAGAATGACGGTTACAACTACAAAACCATCATATTAGAGAGTAAAGGAGACGCTGAGTATATTCTGGACATGCTTCTTGAGGAAATTGATAGATACCATAGAGCATATGTTTCTGATTTATATCAGATGGTTGACATTACAGGAACATATATTGATACCCAGTACGGATGGGAAAATCTATCAGGAGCGAAGATAAAGCGTGTTCCAGAAGGATATTTGCTCGATTTGCCTAGAGCATACAAATTGGATTAGGGGTGATATTCTATGAGTTCTATTTCTATTACAGAAATGAGAAAAGCAATAGCTAAAGAATATCCGGATAGCATGAGCTGGCAGGCAAGAGTATATAAGATGCCGACATACCAGGTTGTTGCTATATTTAAGAAATTTCAGTCTGATGGCAGATTTGACAAAAAGAAGAAATCCAATGGTCAACCTGTTGAGTTCAGACAGATGACAATATTTGATTATATTTAGGAGGATTAATAATGAACTTATTAGCAAGTATTAAAACAGTCGCTAATTCAACATCATTTGTGTTGAAGAAGCATGCTCCAGAGATTCTTGTAGCCCTTGGAGTAGCAGGAACTATTACAAGTACAGTTCTTGCATGCAAGGCAACACTCAATCTTGAGGATATTATCGATGATACAAAAGATAATTTAGACAAGGCCAAGAAATTACATAATGGAGAGCTTAAATTAAAGGAAGGAGCGTCATTCGACGACAATGACTACAATAAATTTGTAGCACAGACTTACGCCGGTTGTGCTGGAAGACTTCTCAGAATATACGCTCCATCGATTGTATTAGGCGGATTATCGATAGCAAGTTTTGTTACATCATATAAAATTATGATGAAACGATATATAGCAGTTGGAGCAGCATATGCAACTACTAAGAAGCTCTTTGACGAATATAGAGCTAGAGTTGTAGAAAAGTATGGTGCCGATGAGGATAAGCAGCTTATGCTTGGAACATCAACAATGAAAGTTAAAGAGAAAGTTATTGATGAGGGCTCAGGTAAGGCTAAAACTATCACAAAAGAGATTGAAGTAGCAGGTGATGAGACTCCTCTTGACAGAACACTTACTGTTATATTCTGCAAAGACACTTCTACAGAATGGGTTCCAGATGCTGAATATAATTACTCGAAGTTAATGGGAGAGCAGCAATTAGCAAATTGTGATCTTACAGCAAATGGTCGTGTTATCTTGAATGATGTACGTGATAGATTAGGTTTACCAAAGACAAAAGCAGGTTATCGTTTCGGATGGAAATTTGAGAAGGACAATCCAGATGGTGATAATACTATAGACTTCGGTATTCGTGAGATACATTCTTGGGACAAAGATATTTCACCAGATGTAAAGAACATATTTGATAAAGACAAGTATTGTAATACTCTTTATGCTCTCGAGTTCAATTGTGACGGAGATGTCTGGGAAGATTGGGACCGAGAGCTTAACGAGTGGTAATAAGAAACTACAACTCTACTAGGAGGTGCATATCAGAATGAAATTTAAAAACTTTATATTTGCAGCGGTGCTCAGTATTGGTATAATAAATGGAACCACTGTTAATGCAGAGGAGACGGTAAACTCAAAACTCACGGCCGGAGTTACGAGTATGCTGTCTTCTATTGATTTTACAGCCGAAACAGAACCTATTGATATTTCTGAAAACGAGCAAATAGTTGTTGAACAGTCATATGAAGAGCCAGAACCGAATTATATTCAGATTGAATCGACTGCATACACCGGTGACCCATATTGCGCAGATGGGACTAGACCGAGACCTGGTGTATTAGCTGGTAAATCTGAATGGATTGGCAAATCAGTCGAATTGTATGATTGCGACTACAACTATATGGGCGATTACACATTTCACGACACTGGTTATGGACAGAGCACAGGTTGGGGAAGAAGCTCACTTGTAAAGGGAAGACATGTAGGTACTATTGAGGCGGGAGAATGCATTGATATTTATATGGATTCATATTCTGAGTGCATCGACTATGGTAGAAGGACCGTATATTTAGTATGGAAGGAGTAGCCTTATGGGTATTAAAGAAGTAATCATATTTGCAGCAGGATTCGTAGCAGGCGGACTTGTTGTAAACAAATTAGTAGAAAAGAAGTATGAAGATATTTCTAATCAGGAGATAGAATCAGTAAAAGCGGTATATCATAAGAAGTTAGAAGAGGCAGAGAAACCGCAGGAAGAAGCTCCGGATAACAATGATATTCCAGATGAAGCAGCAGAAACAGAACAGACAAGAAAGGGGACATCTGCAATGAGAACATATTCAGATATTATTAAGAGTAGCAATTACTCTTCGCCAGTAACAAACGAAACAGATTTACCATATGTAATTACACCAGAGGCATATATGGAGCCAAACGGATACGATAAGCTTGCATGTAATTACTACAACAACGATGTTTTAACAGATGAGAACGATGAGCCTGTTGAGATTGAGGAGATTATGGGAAGTCATGATATGCTTGACAGAATGGGTGAGTATGAGACGGATACATTATATATTCGCAATGACAAGACAGAAGCGGACTACGAGATTACACAGATTGATGGAGCTTATGTAGAATAAGACCACAGAAAGGACAATAAAATATGCTTGACTTTATAAAAATCAAAGAAAAGTCTACTAAAATAGGTCTTGAGATATATCCGGCCTTTATAATTAAGTCAAGCTTTGATGATTTAATGATACGAGGCGGTGATTTTTATGCTGTCTGGAATGATTACACTCAACTATGGTCAACTGATGAAGGTGTATTAATTAATCTTATCGATTCTGAATTAGAACAATATGCAAAAAACTATGAAACGCGAACGGGTACAAAGCCTGCTCGCGTTTGTTATTTGTGGGATTCAGATTCAGGGAGCATTGATAGATGGCATAAATATTGTCAGAAGCAATTGCGAGACAATTATCATCCGCTAGACGAAACCATCACATTTGCAAACACCGAGACAACTAAGAAGAATTATATTAGTAAGCGTCTCAAGTATCCACTTAAGAAAGGGCCTACTGATGCATATGACGAAATTATCGGAACTTTATATTCTGATGAAGAACGTCATAAGCTTGAATGGGCTATAGGAGCAATTGTTACCGGCAATTCTAAGAATATTCAGAAGTTCATAGTTATGTATGGTGCTCCAGGAACAGGTAAATCAACTATATTAAATATTGTTCAAGACATGTTCGACGGATATTATGCAGTGTTTGATGCAAAGGTGTTGGGCTCTTCTTCTAACGCATTCGCGTTGGAAGCTTTTAAAGCAAATCCATTAATTGCTATACAGCATGATGGTGATCTTTCACGTATTGAAGACAACACTAGACTCAATTCAGTTGTATCACATGAGGAAATGACTGTAAATGAGAAATTCAAATCAACTTATGTTAATAGATTTAACAGTTTCTTATTTATGGGTACGAATAAGCCGGTTAAGATAACGGATGCCAAGTCTGGTTTATTAAGACGATTGATAGACGTGTCACCGACTGGAAACAAAATTCCTACCAAAAGATACGATATTCTTATGAATCAGGTCAAATTCGAGCTTGGAGCGATTGCCTATCATTGTAAATATGTATATTTAGAGAATCCAGACGCTTATAACAATTATGTACCTACAAGTATGATGGGTGCATCTAATGACTTTTACAACTATGTATTGGACTCATATGATATTTTCAAAAGACAGAACAGTACAACATTGAAAGCGGCATATGAGATGTATAAGGCATATTGTGATGATTCAAATGTGAAGTATCCATTATCGAAACTTTTATTTAAAGAAGAGCTTAAAAACTATTTTGCAACGTTTAACGAGCGAGCGTTGCTAGACCAAGGTGAGAGAGTAAGGAACTATTACGAGGGCTTCAAATTAGATAAGTTTATATATTCGGGCGATAAACTTGAAAAAATACCAGAGCCTATATTGGAATTGAATTGCACAGAATCTTTATTTGATGAGTATTGTGCAGATTGTCAGGCCCAGTATGGTAACGAAGATGAGAAGCCTACGTTCAAATGGGGCAACGTAAAGACAAAACTCAGAGACCTTGATACGCACAAATTACATTATGTGAACTTGCCGGAAAATCATATTGTGATTGATTTTGATTTAAAGGATGAGAAAGGAGAGAAGTCGTATGACAGAAATATTAAAGCTGCTAGCAAGTGGCCTAGGACATATGCTGAAGTTTCTAAAGGCGGTGCTGGTATTCATCTGCATTATATCTATGACGGAGACACTTCTGCTCTTAGTCGTATTTATAGTGATGATATTGAAATAAAGGTATTCACAGCAAATGCATCGCTAAGAAGAAAGCTGACTAAATGCAATGATATTCCGATTGCAACTCTCAACTCGAATCTTCCTTTGAAAGAGAAAGGAGATAAAGTGATTAATTTTGAAGGCATAAAAAGCGAAAAGGGGTTGCGGAAATTCATAATACGTAATCTCAACAAAGAAATTCACAATGCAACAAAGCCATCTATAGATTTCATATATTCTAAGCTTGAAGAATGCTACAACAGTGGAATGAAATATGATGTGACCGATATGAGACCTGCAATAATGGCTTTCGCAGTTAACAGTTCACATCAATCTGATTATTGTCTTAAGCTTGTTGCTAAGATGAAATTCAAATCTGACGAAGTGTCAATAGACAACCAAGGATATTCTGATGATGAGCTTGTATTTTATGATGTAGAGGTATTCCCAAATCTATTTATTGTTAACTACAAGCGTAGGAATACAGATGTTGTTGTCAGGCTTATAAATCCAACGCCACAGGATATTGAGCAAGTGCTTAAATTCAAATTAGTTGGATTTAACTGCAGACGCTATGATAATCATATTATGTATGCACGCTTGATGGGTTATGATAATGAGCAATTATTTAATCTGTCGCAGAGGATTATCGGTAAAAGCGCCAACTGCATGTTTGGTGAAGCTTATAACTTGTCATATACTGATGTTTATGATTTCTGTGCAAAGAAGCAGTCTCTTAAGAAATGGGAGATTGCGTTAGGAATACATCACCATGAACTTGGATTACCTTGGGACCAGCCAGTGCCTGAGGAGTTATGGACAAAAGTTGCTGAGTATTGTGATGATGATGTTCTTGCGACTCAAGCAGTGTTTGAAGCCAACCAAGGTGATTTCACAGCAAGAGAGATTTTGGCAGAATTAGCAGGTGGAACGGTTAATGACACCACAAACAGCTTAACAACTAAATTTATATTTGGACGTAATCGGCATCCTCAAGACCAGTTCATGTACCGAGACTTATCACAACCGGTGACGGAGCTTCCAGATGACGTTCTTGCATTCTTAAAAGAAGCAAAGCCTGAAATGATGGCTGAACCTTTTGACGGACCACTTGGAAAAAGCTTATTACCATATTTTCCAGGATACAAATTTGAGTTTGGAAAATCCACGTATAGAGGGGAAGAAGTCGGCGAAGGTGGCGAAGTATGGGCTAGTCCGGGAATGTATGGCCATTCACAAACAGAAGATGTCGGTTCTATGCACCCAAATTCCGTTATTGGTGAATGCACATTTGGACCAGAATATACTAAGAAGTTTAAGGAGATTCTGGATATTCGTATTCATATTAAACATGGCGAGTATGATGCTGTACGGGATGCATTCGGAGGAAAACTTGCTAAGTACTTGAACGATAAGAGTACGGCTAAAGCATTGGCTCAGGCATTAAAGATAGCAATTAATTCAGTATATGGATTGACAGCTGCTAAGTTTGAGAACCCATTTAGAGACCCTCGTAACAAAGATAATATTGTGGCAAAACGAGGAGCTCTATTTATGATTGATTTGCGTCATGCGGTTGAGGAGCAGGGTTATAAGGTTATTCATGTCAAGACCGATTCAATTAAAATTGCTAATCCGGACGATTATATTCTCAACTTCATCGTTGAAAGAGGAAAACGTTACGGTTACAATTTCGAGGTTGAGCATATATTTGACAGAATATGCTTGGTAAATAACGCTGTGTACATTGCAAAGCTAGCAGATGATGATCCTGAGGACCCAGGAAAATGGACAGCAACTGGAACACAGTTTGCAGTGCCGTATGTATTCAAGACACTATTCAGTAAAGAACCTATACAGTTCAATGATATGTGCGAAACAAAGAACTCTGCTGTAGGTCCTATATATTTGGACATGAATGAATCATATCCTGATGTTACAGCGGAAGAGAAACAATTTAAGAATCTTGAATCAAAGTATAAGAAAGGCGAGCTATCAGATACTTTGTTTGAGAATGAATGTGCCAGCTTGAGAGAACGTATCGAGGCTGGCCATAATTATATTTTTGTAGGAAAAGTTGGATTGTTCTGTCCAATTAAGCCTGGCTGTGGTGGTGGAACACTTGTATGTAAACGTGATGATAAATACAGTGCTATTACCGGAACAAAAGGCTACCGTTGGCTAGAGTCAGAAATAGTCAAACAGAATGGAAAGGAGGACGACATTGATAAATCATATTACAACAAGTTAGTAGATGATGCAGTTTCTACTATTTCTGAATTTGGTGATATAGAGTGGTTCATTAATGGCTAGTTATATTTAAGCCGATGTTAAAAGTAAAGGAGATAAGACTTATGACTAGAAATGAGATTATTGAGGTACTTAAAAACGGAGTTTCAGAGATATTTAATGATGCAATTGTTGACGTAACTGTCTACAAGAAAAACAATGCACAAAAGAAGATAGGAATCAGCATTCGTTACAATAAGCACAACTTTGAAGTTGCTCCTATCATCTACATCGACGATATTATAGAGGATATTGAAGACAATGCCATTAGTGTTTGTGATGGTGTTGAAATGATAGCTAACATATACGATAAGGCAAAAGCCGATATTCGTTTAAGCATCAATCGTGACATGATATTGGAGAATCTAAAGTGTGTTGTCATAAACTACGAGATGAACGAAGAATATTTGCAGACAGTCCCTCATCGCAGATATTTGGATTTAGCCATTATGTACAGATTCACAGTAACCATTGACAATATTATGGAGTGCCATGGAAGTATCGCAGTAAGTAATGAAATCATGACACAATTTAACTTGTCGCTTGGTGAACTAGATTATGCTGCAAGGAACAATATTTATGAAGAAGATTTCAGAGTGCTAAGCTTATGTGACCTAATAGGAGAGTCTTCTAGTGATGTTCTTCCTGACGACATGTTTCTTAACGTTCTTACAGATAGCGCCGGATGCTATGGAGCTAGGACCATACTGAATAAAAAGCTATTAGCTTCATTCGGAATGGACTTGTATATTATTCCATCGAGTATATATGAGATAATAGTATTTCCGGCAAACCCATTTTACAAAGATGTCCGTGAAACGATTAGAGAAGTTAATGGTACACTTGACCCCGAGGCTATTTTAAGTGATAACCTATACTATTATAACCACAATAAAAACTGTATCACAATTGTAACTGATTAATTTATATTTTCTGAGGACCTGAGTTCGAGCGCTTGGGTCCTCTTTTTATTGGAGTAACAATGAATAAAAGATATTTACAATATTTAACTAAGGCCGGAAAAGAAAATGATGAAAAGACGGCTACAGCTCGAGCAAAATTTAAACAAACACCATATTTTATGAAAGTAAAGGAGAATGAGAACAATGGCAACAAGAGCAAAACATGCACAGAGAAGTAAGAGAAATAACAAGAAACACGAGGCAATGCTGAATGTCTTTGCACAGATTTCAGGACGCTATGCATATGGAGTCGCTGAGAATAAGAAATACAGATAGGAGATAGCAACATTGGGCAACGACAGAAAAGATTTGAGGCGTTCAAAGGTACTGTCAGTTATTGATACCGAGGAACAGAATAAAGGGTATGCCCGAATTTCATTAGAAAAAATTGCTAAATCTTCGTGTACATCAAAACGGCATGTAATGGATGCGGTAAATGAACTCGTAGACGCGAGACAATTAAAAATAGTTGTAAAGGGTGCTGGCAATTCAGCGTCTTTATATAAAACATTAAAAGAAAAAGGAGAGAATCACAATGAGTAGACCAAACAGACCAAATGATTTAGAGATTGAAGGAGCAGTATTCGGATTCAGGAATTTCAGTGGAAAAGAGACTGATTATTCACCGGAAGGAACAAGACAGTTCGGAGTAATTATTGATCCAGAGTTAGCAATGCAGCTTAAGGCAGATGGATGGAACATCAAGGAGCGAGCAAATGCAGAGGAGCCTACATATTATCTGTCTGTTGCAGTACGTTTCGACCCATTTCCACCAAAGATCACTATGTTCACAGAGTCAGGCGGAAGAACTATTCTTACAGAGGACACAGTATGCTTACTTGACAGTGCTGAGATTATCACTGCTGACTTGATTATTTCTGGTTCGCCTTGGGAGAGCAAGATGGGAGGCGCAGGCATTAAGGCATATTTGAGAACTATGTATGTCAAGATTCACGAGGACAAGTTTGCAGCTAAGTGGAACCGTGAGTTTGATAATTAAATGATAGGAGCTGATTCTATTGAGTATTCAGTTGAAGCCTCATCAGGAAGCAGCTCTTGATAAGATGAAGAACGGCTGTATCCTAAATGGAGGTACAGGTTCAGGAAAGTCTATCACTGCTCTGGCATATTACTTTTACAGTAATGGCGGAATATTTAGCAAAGGCTATTATATTCCAATGCCAGACGACGGTGAAGGCACTCCTCCTGACCTTTATATTATCACTACAGCTCGTAAAAGAGATACTCATGAATGGGATGGCGACATGATTAACTTTCTGTTATCTACAGACCCAAGTATAAACATATATTCTAATACTGTTGTGGTGGATAGTTGGAATAATATACATAAATATACGGAGGTAAAAAATGCCTTCTTTATATTCGATGAGCAGAGAGCTGTAGGTAGAGGTACATGGGCAAAAAGTTTTATTAAAATTGCTAGAAGCAACGAATGGATATTACTTACAGCAACACCTGGAGATACATGGTCAGATTATATTCCAGTATTTATTGCGAATGGATTCTTTAAGAATAGGACTGAATTCAATCAAAAGCACGTAGTATATTCTGCGTTTTCAAGTTATCCGAAGATTGATAGATATGTTGACACAGGTCGATTGATTAGGCTAAGGGACAGTATATTAGTTGATATGGATTTTATGAGGAAAACAGTTCAACATCATCTTTATATTTCTGTCGAGTACAGTAAAGACACGTATAAGGATATTCAAAAGAACAGGTGGAATTATACAAAGGACGAGCCTATTCAGAATGCATCAGAGTTGTGCTATGAACTGCGCAAATGTGTTAATGGTGATTTATCAAGAATAGATAGTGTCATTGATATTTTGCATGAGCGCAAGAAAGCAATCATATTTTACAACTTTGATTATGAGCGTGATATTTTACTTGAGTATTTACCTAAGCTTTGCACAGTGACTGAGTGGAATGGCCATAAGCATCAGGAATTGCCAGATGGAGATAACTGGGCATATTTAGTTCAATATACTGCAGGCTGTGAGGGTTGGAATTGTATTAAGACAGACACTATTATATTTTACAGCCAGAACTATTCATATAAGACAATGATGCAGGCAATTGGTAGAATAGACAGACTCAACACCCCATTTATAGATTTATATTACTATCATCTTAAGAGTAAGGCGCCGATAGATTTGGCTATAGGAAGAGCATTAGCTCAAAAGAAAAAATTTAATGAAACTAAATGGATAAATAGTTTCGCGTAAAAAACATTGACTATAATGAAGAGAATGATCTTAGCTCAGATGGTGAGAGCGCTAAAGGAAACTTTAGAGGTCGTTGGTTCGAATCCAACAGTTCACTCTCTTTATTTTTTTTTGTCTAAAAGTAAAGGAGAATAAAACAATGAAAAGAACAATGAAAAGAACAATAATAGCTATGGTGATTGCAATGGTGGGTTTTAATGCTGTACCAGTATCAGCTTGTACACCACCACTTAATCCGCCATCTGTGAAGATTCCGGATATAAACTTTGAACCTGATGGTGCTTTAAAAGATGCAATCGATAACGCTGTGAAAAATTGGATTGCAAAATGCGTACTTGGTACTCCGACAGTGAAATATGCATCTTACTACAAGACATCAAGGTATTTTCATTACAGTCACGTAGCGGTAAAGTGGTCAGAAGTCGAAAATGCAACATCCTATAAGGTGCGTGTCACAAAAGCCGATGGAACATGGAAAGAATATGATACAACCTATACAGCATTTTATAGTACTAATTACACTGATGATTTTATTGCTGACGGAATGGATGGAGCTGTAGTAAGCGTCAGAGCCTACGGTAATAATGATACATTCGGGTATTGGTCAGATGATACTAATATTGCGAGATTTAGATATTAGGAGGATATTTCAAATGAAGACGGTAACAAAGACAATTACTGTTTCAGGGAAAACGAGTACACTGTGTATACCCAATGCAGAGTACAACAAAAGGGTTGTTGATTCAAATATTTGTGCACTTAGAAGACTGTTTAATACGTGCGGATTTGTTTCTTTGAATAAAATTAAACAAACTTTTTTTATCAAAGATTCATTCAAGCAGAAAACATATTTGAAGGAGTGCATGCTTATTCATAGCAAAGACGATTATGAGACGTTTGAGCCGGTCGTCAGCCAGGATAAAAATGACCCTACAAAATTCAAGATTACTATGCAGTTTGTTGATTATTCGAAGGAGGATAAATAATGAACGAAGATGGATATAAAGAAGTACGTTTTGACGTATATTGCCCAAGATGTGTGCATGAAAAGGAAAGTCAGGATGCTGACACTTGCAATGCTTGTTTGCATGAACCAACTAATTTATATTCTCACAAACCAGTTAAGTTTGAAGAAAAAGACAAGAAATAGAAAGGAGCCGGCGGAATGTATAAAACAATACGGCAAGAAATATATGTAACATTTGTGAAAAATCCTGGATGGCAAAAAAGCAGTAAATTCATGGATAAAAGCGAGCGAAATCAAATGTTCATTACAAGAATTGCAGCTTTGGATATTTTAGCAGAGATGAATAAGTATCCGACAAAACCGCCGGTGAATATTGTAGTTGACTATAAGGACAGAATGGAGAGATTTGCAGACATGGCACCATCTATGGAAAGCAAAATCTTATTTTCTACAATGGCAGATACAGCGGATAAAATTATGGATTTATTTAATTAGGTGAAAGGAGACAAAATACGGATGAATGAAAAAGTAGAAGACTGGAATGGATTTTCAATTCATTTCGTGCAGTTTGAAGGTTCGTGGTTATGGGTTGCTGACTTGGAAGATATTTGCGATGCGTTGGATTTATCAGCAGATGTCGTACTGAATGATATTGATCGTGATTATGTTTTCGAGATGTATGAGGGCAATCCATTTAAAATTGGTATATCTGAGGAAGGTATTTACCAGCTTATATATTTTAGCCACGAGCCTATGGCAATGAAGTTTAAGACTTGGTCCTATCGTACACTTACCAAGTTACGTAAAATGGTTGGATTGCAACCGTGGGAGTCACTAAAGCTACTGGATGAAAAAGTTCAGAGAAGTGTTGACCATATTCTCGATACTATATATTGGGATGAGGAAAAGAAATGTGTAATGCAATCTGTAACGCTTCCAGGTGGTGATGTTGATCAGGTTCCGTTTTTCGAGAAAGGAGAATAAATAATATGAATGAAAAATTGTTACCAACTACAGCAGGAACTTTAGATGAGAATGAATTAAAAAAGATGCTTAATAGCGTATATGGTACATATGGTATAGCTGATGTAAGACCAACATGCATGAATGATCAGGTTTGGATGGATATTGGCGGAAAGTGTATTTCGTCATATGCTTGCATGAATAGAGCTGATATATTATATGCGGTAAATAAAGAGCTTGAACGTACTGTAAATACAGATAAATGTAACATCAGAGTACTTGTTGGTGGAAGGGTTATGAAAGCTTTAGCTATGCTCGACGGTTATATTCCCGACCATATGACAGTAGATGGTTTATTGTATCAGTATGACCATCACTTGAACTCTTTTGAATTTGTGTTACAGCAGAAACGAGTAACAATGCGATATGATCAGTTCTTTAAACCAAAGCCGTTCGATATCTATAAGGATGTTTATTCTGCTAATGAATTATCATCATCGATTAGCAGCGGTATTGAAAATTTAAGAAAAAAGTTAAAAGAAGCATTCGGAGAATTATTTAATTTGGAGGAAAATAATATGTCAAGAAAATCATTAGAAGTTAAGAAGGTTATATATTCAGGACCATGTACTATTGTTATTTGGGCAGATGATAGCAAAACAATTGTACGCTGCCAGGATGGGGATACATATTCAAAAGAAGTTGGTCTGCTTATGTGCTTAGCTAAGAAGGTTTGGGGTACCAATACATCTGGCTCAAACTTCAATGACTATATTTCAAAGGTTATTTCAGAGAAAGAGGAGTAAGACAATGATTAAACTGGAAGATCTATTGTTAACTGTATGCAGTGACGTGACTATTATGAACAATGTATATCCTGCGATTACAATTAATTACAAACATAATACATGGAAACATTTTTCAAAAGATTTCTTAGATAGAGAAGTTAAAAAAATCGACACTTACAACGATAGAGTCAGAATTTGGCTAAAAGAGGAGGCCATGAAGAAGAAATGATTAAATTAGAACACACAGTTCTGGCGAGTCCGGAACAGATGGAGTTTATTATTGAGGGCGTGAGAAATCCTATGAACTCATGGGAGAAAGGAGACAGTGAACTGGCGACAGCTGGATACGATGTTGTCGGTTTCCATCTTGGAGAGGCTGATCTCAATCTAATGCAGCGCTTATCTAATGCTGGCACAGATCATAGAAAATTTATGAGAATGATGCCTGTATATGTGAGAATTACAGCACCTTTATACTGGTGGAAGGAGTTTGATACCTATAAAGTCGGAACTGTTACCAACAGCTGTAGTACCATGCACACGATTGCTGAGAAAGAGTTTATGATAGAGGATTTCTCGACAGAACATTTGCAGGATTGTGAATGTGTTTCTGAAGATGAATTCTATGAATTTCCTTGCGGTAGAAGATATACACCAATGGATAGTTTAATAGATACTATTAAGATGCTTAATAAATGGAGATGTGTATATCTTAATAAAGGAAAAACCAAAAGCGCTTGGTGGCAGATGATTCAGCTTCTCCCTAGCAGCTATAACCAGACACGCAATGTTATGATGAATTATGAGGTTTTGGCAAATATTTATAAGTCTCGTAAGAATCATAAGCTGGATGAATGGCGAGAATTCTGTAAGTGGATCGAGGAGCTTCCATATTCTGAGTTGATTTTGTCCGCGTAAAAAACATCTCCTATTATAGAAAGGAGTGATAATTATGTTAGATTATAATGATTTATTTGATGCGTTAGAAACTATATCATTGATGGACGATTACGAGTTTGAAAAAATCAGACTCGAGTTTGAAAATAATGGATATATTTTAAAACGTAACAAAAATGAAAATGGCGATACTAACATAACAGTCGAGAAAAAGTAGTATTTGTACAAAGGCTCAGAGTAAAATCTGGGTCTTTTTCTTTTTATATTTCGCGTGAAATATTGACTATGGAAAGGAGATTAATAGCCTATGAGAGTATATTTTTATGACATTATGAAGGATGAAACTGTAATTAAGCTTAAGAAAATCAAGTCAAAAGACTTTCCAAGCTTAAAATATAAAGGATTAACATGTCCAGGAATCGTAGACAAATTCATGGATGCAGTATATGAGACTAAAAATCTTGTTGAGGAGCATCTTTGGCTTATATGTTTAAACACTAAATTAGTGCCAAACGCTGTATTTGAAGTATCGCATGGCGGTATGACTGATGCTAATTGCAGTCCGGCGTCTATATTTCAAAGAGTCTTATTAACCGGAGCAAGCAGTTTTATAATTGTACATAACCACCCATCAGGGAGTACATACCCGTCACAAACTGATGACAATACATTTAATGATATACGCAAATTAAGTAAAATGATGAATCTTAATTTTTTAGATAGTATCATTGTCGGTGATGGAAAACCATATTCTTATAAATACGATTGCAATGACTGGAATGATTAACAGAAAGGAAAATATTATGAAAAAATTATTTGTAAGTGTACCTATGAAAGGCAGAACAGAGACGGAAATTAAGGCTAGTATTCAGAAGATGAAGAAAATTGCTGAGGTATATGAAGGCGAAGAGTTAGAGCTTATTGATAGTTATATTGAGGGTAATCCACCAAAGAATAATCATCAATCAATATGGTATCTTGGTAAATCCCTTGAGAAGTTATCTGAGGCTGATATTTTCATTGGAATTGAAAATGACTATGATTGGAATAGTTGCTACACTGAAAGAATGACCGCAAATAGATATGACATTAAATCATACCATGTTCCAGCAGATTGTGTAATAGACAATTATAGGGAAGTACACAAAAATGCGGACGTAGTGGTACAATGTTAAACACTAAAGCATGCAGATTCTGGTGGAGAGGAAAATGTATGCTTGGCAATAAAAAGCCTTGCGTGCATACTCTCTGCCCAGATTGGGAAAGTAAGTATATTTACCCGGTTAGAGAGACTTGGGTTAAGGAAAAGTAAAATCGCGTAGAAAACATGGTCTATAGTGAAAGGAGAGTGATGTATATGAAAAAGGCTATAATCTATGATACCGTAGATTGCATGCATCTAATCAAGAAGGAATTTCCGTGGATACCTATATTTATCATACGGAGAGTTCTCTTTGCAGAGGAAATATACATGCATGAAATTGGTTTAATTGAATACAAACCTATTTTAAAAACTTGGCATCGCTTTAAGAAATAAAGATTAAAGGCTCAGAGTAAAATCTGGGTCTTTCTTTTTTATATTTTGTTAAGGAGGAGAAATGAAAGAAAGAATCATAGAATTTCTAGCCAGTATTATTGCGGCTGTTGGAGTTTGTCTTATGATGATGGTTGCATTTGATATATTTTGGGGCGCGATTTCATTATGCGTGTGGCTTGTGTTGGCTCTATTTGATATTACAAGAAATATTATGATAGCTGCTATTATAGGACTAGCATTTACATTATTGTATATTGTTAGGCACTGATAAGGAGGAAAAATAGATGGAACTTATTATAGGAATACTGATACTTGGAACTGGCATAAACATATTTTTATGGTTTACAGAAAATAGCACAACAACAATAGATTGGAAAGAAGCTATTAAAAACGCTATTATCTCGGAAATTGCGATATTGGCTGTTAGTTTTGGCGTATATTTCATTACAAAAGGATGTTGACAGCTAAGGAGGAAAAATAAATGAGAGCTAAACAATATGAATGGAAATGTATATTCACAGATGCAATATTAAGCGAACTAGAAGTATGGAATTATAATGAATTGGTAGATTATTTTATCGTTATTATACAAAAACGCTGTAATTTAGTCGACTGGGATAAACATTACTGCTTGGAAGTAGGCAAAAAAATAAATGATTTCATACAAAACATGCCATCAAAAGAGATAGCACGAATACCGCGTGTAACTATATGCAGTAATTTATCATTATGCGATAACGAGTTTCGTATTATGGAAAGAGTAAAAAATGTGGACTGTTTTGATACTGATTACAATATTTCCGATAAAATACGTGTCGACCCAAATCCTATATCGCCAGAACACTATAAAAGACTAAGCCCTGAGCCGAAAGATGTTATTCGAAGCTGGGGCTTAAATTTTAATCTGGGGTCAGCGGTTAAGTATATTTCAAGGGCCGGACATAAGGATGAGATTGTTCAGGATTTGAAGAAGGCTCAGCAGTTCATACAGTTTGAAATTGATTATTTGAAAGGAGATAAAGAGTAATGAGCGTACATTATGTTTTTGACATGATATTTTTAATCGTGTTGATTGGGATTGCAGGGTGGTTGATGGTGGATTTGATATTGAAGTTGACTCATAAGATTCGTCGTCATATTCCACCTGCAGCAGTACCTAAAGCTAAATGTCATTGCTGGAACTGCAGATTTAGGTCTAGTGGATATTGGTGCACTATATGGGGCAAGGGCATATTTTTAGATGACTTTTGCAGCTATGGAGAAAAGAAAAAGAATAAGGAGAAAATAGATGAATGAATTAGAAAGAGATATTAAGATTGATGGATTGTCAAGTGAAATTGCTGATTTAGCTTTATCTGGTGCAACGCCTGATGAATTAAAAAATGCAATTGCACATAGCATGGAGGCACTTGATAGTTTAAAAAGAAGCAATACGTGATAACAAGGAGAATAATTCATGAACAATACAACAAAAATCAGAATAATGTCTTATGCATCACAGCCAGATAAGGATTACAACTACGACGGTGATTATGTAGACTTTGAAGGTAAGCGATATTGGGTTTGCTTACGAACGGAAACTGTTGAGTTTGTGGGGAATTTGGAGGTGAATAAGTGATGGATATTATAGATTTTGTGCAAAATGTTTGCGGCTGGCAATTATCTGAATTACAGATAAAGTTTACTCGTGCAGCTTATGATGCAATTGTGAATGACAGAATATTAATTTATACTCCGCCACGTGGGGGTTTTGGGTTTCAATATAAAACATTGCAAGCATTAGCTACTTTATTTCTTGCTTATGAGCGCGGAATGATAAATAAAAATAGCACAAAGGAGAAAACAGATGACTAAATTAAAAGACATATTAGGCTACATTAGCAATGATGTCAGACTCATTAATGCAAATAATGATGAAATAGCACTTATATTTCGAGAGTTTAAAGATGCAGTATCAGATAAATATCTCGAATGCGGGGTGCTAGAAATGTCAATTAATGAAGCGATGGATGCAACTGTAGATGTAATGATTGCGATTAATAAGGTAGAGCTCTATGATTAAAGCGATACGATTGATTGCCGGGATAATATTTATTAACACATTGTGCGGGCTATTGCATTTGCATGTATATAACCCAGATTGGTGGATATTGACAGTTAGTTTTTATTTTATTTTAGGATTTACGGAGGATTGAGAATATGGTAACAGAATATGAGAAGTGTATGGAGAAGCGTATAACCAGTATTGATAAGAGCTTGAATAGTATGGAGAAGCGTATAACCAGTATTGATAAGAGCTTGAATAGCATTTCTAAGTCATTAGCGAAAATTGCTAAGGCGAAAGAGGAGGCACAGGCTGAATCAAACAGAGAAATGAATAATGAGTCATGGGACGTATTTGATAACTTATCAAAATTGTCCGGTACGAAGCTATTATAATAAGGAAGAAAGAGGTGCGAGTAATGAGTTTTCAGGATGTATTAAACGTAGCAATTGTTGTGATTTTGGTGTATTTATGCTTAAGTGGACTTGTTGGAAGAATTTGCAAGGCTGTTGAGATGACTGCAATTAGTAAGTGCTTAGGCGAGATGAGTAAGAGTTGTGATAACGGCGCTGTTAATGATATTTTTGAAGAAATGTCAAAGTGTTTGAAGAAATAATTAAATTTAGGGCTTGTTGAAAGAAACAGGTCCTATTTTTTTGTGATTTTTTACTAAGAAATGGAGGAAATTATGATTCTGGCAGTGCTTTTTAATACTATATGTAGCAATCGGGTTGATGATTGAAAGTGTTTTGAATGCATTTTTGGACGAAGTTGGTGAACACCTGTTCATGTTTACAGTATTATTATGGCCGTTACTTATTATTGCAGGTGTTATTGGACTAATTATGTGGTTATTTATTACAGCTGGAGACAAAATTGGCGAGTTTCTAAGGAGGAAATTTGATGATGAAAAGTGATATTACAGGGCCGTATTTGAAGGTAAATGGCAAAATTAGAGGTTATTGTGAGCGTTGCGGCAGGGAAGTTGGGCTGGATGAGCCGGGAAACAAGTGTCCATTATGTGGCGCAGAGCTATATTATGAGCCAAAAGTGTATGACATGTACAAATATGGACAAAAAATTAATGATATCTGCGAAAAGGAGGACAAATAAATGGGCAGAAAAGGTAAAACTAACGTATATGAGTCTGGAAAAGCTGAGGATGGTTGGTCATCTTCGGTTGCTGAGAAGCGAAATGATGCTATTTTGAACGCATATTTGGCAGTAAAAAGGGTCACTGAGACTTGCAAAATTGGTGATTTAGTAGCTGTTTCATGCGGAAAACAGTACCCTGGAGGCAGTAAAATTGATATTGAAAGCCAGAAATTTAAGGGTTATTTGATAGGGGAATACCCTCGATATTTTAGGATTTTGGTCCATGGAAATGGCGGAGATTACGTCAGATGCGTTAACAAAAATGACCTTATTGCTGGTGATTTACGTATCAAAAAGTTGTGCGGGAAACCATTTTTGATGCCTATTGCTGAGTGATTTTTGTGGACATTTTTGGCCATTTTTACTAAAAATTAGCGTTTTTAAAAGTGGCCATTTGCCCACTTTGGTGGCCACAAGGGTAAATTGAAAAGTTGAAAAATGACCATTTTGGACACTTTTTGGCCACTTTGCCCACCTTCTGCCCACTTTTAAACACCAAAGTGGCCACAAAGAAACCCAGTATTTATGCGGGTTTGAGGGGTGTTGTGGCCATTTGCCCACTTTATTTCTTTAATCGGACAAAAAAATTGAAAAATAGTATATATATGTAATATTTTACTTATATAGAAATAAAATGGGCTTTAAAAGTGGACAAACGGCCACAAGCATATTTTTAAGGAGGTAAAACAAATGGATGAAGATATTTGGCGCAGACTCATATGCTACTGCGACGATGAGTATATTTCACGAATAAAAGCATATTCTTTAAATTGGCAAGAAGCGTCCATTACGTTTCAATTCTATGATGGTACTTATGAAATATTTTATTACATGGAGGAGACGTGGTTTAAGATAGGCAAGCTTCCAATGAGCAAAGAGAAGATGAATGAGTATTTTGGACACAAGTTACAAAAGTATATGTACATGCACGCCATGACGCAACACCGGTTGGCAATTGCGTCTGGGGTTTCGCAACACCAAATTAGTGAATACATTCGTGGTGTACGCATTCCTAACTTCTATACAATTTCTCGATTTGCAAATATTCTACATGTTTCAACTGATGTATTTAGATTCCGTTTTGAGAATCCTGTTAAATTTGAGCCGCCAAAAAACGGAACCACAATCGCGTAAAAAACATGCACTATAGTGAGAGGGTGACCGTATATTGCAGTTGCTCTTATATTTTTGTGGGTATAAAAAACGGAACCACAATCGCGTAAAAAACATAGATTATAGTGAGAGAGTGACCATAATTGGTTGCTCTTATTTTTTTACGCGCGCACGAAAGGAGTTAATTATGTTAGAAAGCAAATTTCAGTCATATCTAATTAAAGAAATAAAATCCAGATATGACGGATGCGTTGTTATGAAGAATGATGCAGGGTATAGACAAGGTACCCCGGACCTTTTAATTCTTCATAACGACAAGTGGGCTGCTCTTGAGTGCAAGCAATCGAGCAAAGCAAGTCATAGACCAAATCAAGATTATTATGTGAACAAATGGAACGATATGTCTTTCGCAAGATTTATCTATCCAGAGAATAAGGAGGAGATATTAGATGCGCTTGATGATGTATTCGGACATGCTAAAAGGTAAGCATGCCAAACTTCCACCAAGTCAGGCAACTCGTTGGGCAACAAAGAATCTGACACCTGATGATATTTTCAGAATGATATGTTCTGGATACGCTCAGGAAGTCGGAACTTTAATTCACGAGTATGCAGAGAATGCAATTAGATATCGTATTAAGATACTAAAGTCTGACAAGAAGGAAGTACGTAAGCATCTGCTGATTCACGGAATACCTGAAAACGTAGTCGCGTATTATGTTGACCGTATATTCCCGAATCTTATGACTTACACAAATGATGCTATTGGATTCCGTATGGACACGGAAGTTCCAGTATCATATTCTGCAACACCTTTAGCAGAGTTTAAGAGCCGTGGTAAGTTGCCACCTATATTTGGTCATGCTGATGCGCTCAAATTCTCAAAGAATAAACTCATGATATTTGATTTAAAGACTGGACTGTCACCTGTTCATATTGAGCAGCTTCTGACATATGCCAGTCTTTATTGTTTGCAGGAAAAACTTAAACCAGGCTGCATAGACATTGAACTGAGAATTTATCAGAACAACGAAGTGTCAGTCACAATACCAGAAGCTGACGATATTCTACCTATTATGGATAGAATCGTAGCTTATGACAAGATGTTAACAAACTTTTTGATTTCGGAGGAAATGTGAGATGGAACAAGAGCTAATGCACTATGGCACCAAACAGCCTTATGATGGTTCACCAACAGGTTCTGGTAGATACCGTAAAGGTTCTGGTGAAAATCCTCAGAGATCAAAAGATACATTGGGTTACATCAAAGAGCTTCAAAAAGAAGGCATGACTGAAAAAGAAATAGCCCAATGTATGGGAGTGTCAACAACTAAACTTAGAGAGTTGAAAGCCAATGCTGTAGCTCAGGAACGAGCTAACAATATCAGGCAGGCTCAAACTCTTAAGGAAAAAGGTTACCGTGCTTCTGAAATTGGCCGTATTATGGGCAAGAATGAATCATCAGTTAGAGGATGGTTAGATGAGAAAGCTAAAGAAAAGGCAAGCCTCACCAAGACAACTGCTGATGTGCTTAAGAAGAATGTTGATGATAAAGGATATATTGATATTGGTTCTGGCGTAGAAATTGATATGAATGTATCAGCAACAAGACTTAAGAATGCAGTTACCATGCTGACGGACCAAGGTTATGTAACTCATGAAGTAAAAGTACCTCAGGTTAGCAATCCAGGAAAGTACACAACTGTTAAAGTATTAGCACCTCCTGGAACAGAATGGTCTGATGTTATTCACAACCCAGACAAGATTCATACTGTCACTGAATATTCAAGAGATGGTGGTGCACACTTTGATGTAGTTCGACAGCCTACAAGTATCGACGGTAAGCGAGTAATGATTCGCTATGCAGAAGATGGTGGTATTGATAGAGATGGAACAATCGAAATCAGACGAGGTGTTGATGATATTTCTTTAGGCAACTCTAGCTATGCACAGGTTCGTATTATGGTTGACGGAACCCATTACCTCAAAGGAATGGCTATGTATTCACCAGATAAGATGCCTGACGGAGTAGACATTATATTCAACACCAACAAAAAGAAAGGTACACCACCGGAAGATGTCTTTAAGAAGATTAAAGATGATCCGGATAATCCTTTTGGAGCTTTGATAAAAGCCAACGGCCAACGATATTATTCTGACCCAAATGGGAAGTATGTCAAGGTTGGAGAGTCATATTCAGAAGCTACTAAATCTACGAAGAAAGATGAGCCTCGTTACAGCTTATCACCAGTCAACAAGCTTAGAGAAGAAGGTGACTGGTCAGAGTATGCAAAGTCTTTGTCATCTCAGTTCTTATCTAAACAGGATTTACCTCTTATCAAGAAACAGCTCAACTTAGCTTATGACGAGAAGAAGACACAATATAATGAAATCATGTCATTGCAGAACCCAGCTCTTAAAAAGACATTGCTGGAATCATTTGCAGATGACTGCGATGCCTCAGCGGTTCACTTGAAAGCTGCAGCCTTACCAAGGCAGGCTATGCAAGTAATACTACCAATCCCATCAATGAGTGATAAGGAGATTTATGCTCCAAACTATAAGAATGGTGAAAAAGTTTGCCTGGTTCGTTACCCTCATGGAGGAACGTTCGAGATACCAGAGCTCACAGTCAACAACAATCAAGCTAAAGCAAAGAAAGCATTGGGTAATGCGAAGGACGCTGTTGGCATCAACTCACATGTAGCGGGCATACTGTCAGGTGCAGACTTTGATGGGGACACCGTCATGGTTATACCAGCAAACAATCGTGGTTCATCAGTACGAATCAAACACGATAAGCCTCTTGAAGGATTGAAAGACTTCGATCCAAAGAAGTATAAGTATACAGATGAGCAGCTTGCTAATGGCGCAAAGGTTATTACTTCTGCATACAAACAGAAGCAGATGGGCGTAGTATCAAATCTTATTACAGACATGACATTAAAGGGTGCACCAACAGACGAAATAGAAAGAGCTGTTAGACATTCGATGGTTGTTATTGATTCCGAGAAACATAAGTTGGACTATAAGCAGAGTGCAATTGATAACGGTATAGATGAGCTTAAGAAGAAGTGGCAAAGCGGAGGCGGAGCTTCGACTATTATTTCAAGGTCTAAGTCAGAAGATAGGACAGTGCCAGAAAGAAAAGAAGGTAAGTACATTACTGACCCAGTAACTGGCAAGACTACTAAACACTACATAGACCCTAAGACAGGAGAGAAACTGTACACCGAGACTGGGTCCACATATACCACCACTAAGACTCTAAAGAACGGGACTACCCAGGTAGTTACCTCCCTACGTACCACTTCGGTACCTAAGATGGAGCTAGCTAAGGATGCTATGGCTCTTGTCGGTGACAAACATGATCAGAAAGAGTTAGCTTATGCAGACTATGCCAATAAGCAGAAGGCATTAGGTAATCAGGCTAGACTAAGCCTACTGAATACCCCTAGTGCCACCTACTCCCCTGAGGCTAAGAAGAAGTATGCCGAACAGTGTGCTTCCCTGGACGCCAAACTTAAATTAGCTTTACAGAATGCCCCTAAAGAACGTCAGGCACAGTTATATGCAAACATAATTGTGAAAGAAAAGAAGGAACAGAGCCCTTCTCTGACAGACAAAGAAAATAAGGATCAACTTAAGAAAGTTAAATCACAAGCATTGGCCACAGCTAGAGCTACATATGGAGCTAAGAAGCCAAACATAGTTATTGATGATAAAGAATGGGAAGCCATTCAAGCAGGCGCTATAAGTAATAGCAAACAGTTACAAATCTTCAAGAATTGTGATCAAGATGCTTTAAAGCAAAGAGCTCTACCGAAACAAACAAATGCACTTAGTGATGCAAAGGTTAGTCGTATTAAGTCTTATAGTGCAAACGGATTCACTATTGCAGAGATTGCAGCTGCAATGGGTGTTTCAACAAGCACAGTTTCTAAGTACTTGTAATTAATGAAAGGACAAAGCAATGGAAACAGTTTCAAATGATTGGATGCTAACAACTTCCGATAATCCTTACAATCCTTTCACACAGTTTGATGAATGGCAAATGTTCGATTCGTTGCAAGGTTACAACACTTGTTCTTACTTAGATAGAATTTGTGTAACTTCTGACAATTTATCAAAGTCTTTTAATGATTCTGAAATTGATGAAGCAATGAATGAGATTCTTAAGTATGATTTGTTAGGAAATTATGTGAAAGTTAATAAAGAAACAGCACAAAAGTTTGCTGATTATGCAAAGAAAATGATGTATTCATCAGAAGAATCATCATAAACAAATAAAATTGAATATTATTACCTCTATCAGTAGTTTGGGACAGGTAAGTCCCGGCTTTGATAGGGGGAGGGGGTCCTGAAAATTGACACCCCCTACTGCATCGCGGCCGTCTTAAAAAAATCTCCGGAGGGATATTTTTGAAAAGCAATTTGGACACGGTGCATATTTTCGTAGACATCTTTATAGAACATACAAGCTCTTATCGGTATTTTATCTCCTTTCATCTGGTACCTCAGGTGCAAACAAGTGTTCACATAGCCTCTTTAAGCTCGAAAAAGAGGTATAAAACAGGTTTGTATGTTCTATAAAGATGTCTACAACTCTATATAAACATATGTGAACAATAGGAGATGAGATAGTAATGCCTAAAAAAGAAGACAGAAAACCCGCAGCTTCATTAGAAGAGCGGGAGAATCGTATGGTGGCAGCAGCTATGGACCTCGCAGAGAAGCAATTATTAGAAGGAACAGCATCAGCTCAGGTCATTACACATTTTTTGAAGATAGGTTCTTCTAAAGAAAGACTTGAACGAGACATAATGGGCGAACAGAAAGATTTGATAAGTGCAAAAACACAGGCGTATAAGTCAGCAGATGAGCAGTTGAATATGTATAAGAACGCAATACGTGCAATGGGTATATATTCTGGTGAAGATGACCCAGGAGACGACATTGACATATGAAAACATATTCGGAACTTATACAACTTTCAACTTTTGAAGAGCGCTTAGCATATCTTTCTTTTAAATCCGTTATTGGACATGAGACCTTTGGAGGAAGCAGATGGTTAAACCAAACTTTCTACAGGTCTCCAGAATGGAAGCATTTCCGGCGTAATGTTATATTGCGTGACAATGGATGCGATTTAGGTATTGACGGTTTTACAATATACAACGGAATTTATATTCATCATATTGAACCTATAACTCCTCAAGACATACAAGCAAGGAATTTGGAGAAATTGCTGAATATGGATAACGCTATATGTTGCTGCCTCAACACTCACAATCTGATTCATTATGGAGATATTTCAAATGCTGTTATTGCACCTATAGAACGAACACCAAACGATACCTGTCCATGGAAACAATAGGAGATACGACAATGAATGATGTTTTAATAGAAAGCATTTTAGGTTCTGTAAAGAAGCAGGTCAATGTAGCTCCGGAATGCACAAGCTTTGATGAAGACTTAGTTATGTACATAAATGCACAGCTTGCAATATTAAATGATATTGGAGTCGGAACAGATGGATTCACAATTTCTGACAACACAAGTACATGGGCAGACTTTATACCGGACAACGTGGCCTTGGCTAATTTAGCAAGAACATACACAGGCACAAAAGTAAAAATCATATTTGACCCACCAACGAGCTCGATAGTTTTGGAAGCAAGTAAAAACTATGCTACAGAACTTGAATGGCGAATGAGTGAAAAGGTCAAATTGTTACAGGAGGAATAAATGTGGCAATACAATTACGACGCACTATTAGCTCCTGATGAACTGGAGCATTCTGGACGTAAAGGTATGAAATGGTATCAACATATTTTTACGAAAAAAGATGGAAGCTTGAATTATCTGGGTAAACGAAAAGCAAAGAAAATGAAGGATGACTATACCAGGCTAACAGGTAAGCAGCTTCGTAGGAATCCAACAAAAAGCAAAGGGTCTAAACCAGTAAACAAAATGACCGATGCTCAGATTCGCAAAAGAATTGAACGTATCAGACTTGAAAACGAATTAAATAGCTTGCAACCAGCCAAAGTTTCAAAAGGTAAAGCAATTACACAGAAATTAAGTAGAAACTTAACGGATATGGCTATTGAACGCGGAACACGGATACTTGGTGATTACGTTGAAAAGAATGTTAGGAGCAAGTTAGGTCTTAACGCTCAGTCCACTAAATCTCAATCTCAAATACTTGCAGATAAGGCTAGAGATTTAGAAAATCAGTGGAAAATCATTGAAAATCAAAGAAAGATTGACAATGCCAAAGCACGTTCTGCAGCAGCGACCCAACAGCAGTCTGAAAAGAATAATCAACAGCAATCGAATTCTCGAAAAGAAGAGCAGACTAATAAGCATGGAACAAACAGAACAACGTCTCAGCGCACAAACTCTGACGATATTCTTAGAGGCACTGTTGAAGACATTCCATCTGGAACACGCGAGACTGGAAGACAGTATATAGCGTACTTGCTAGAAGATAAACATAGGTAGGTGAACAATAATGGCATTATCTAATACGGCTGTGCCTTACTATTACGGCCAATTTAGAGATGCTGTAATTAGAGGTGAAATCCCGATATCTAATGAAATCGCCATGGAAATGCAACGAATCGACGAACTAATCGCTGATCCGCAATATTACTATGACGACAAAGCGATAAACGGATTTATAGCTTTCTGTGAGAACGAGCTGGTTTTAACAGACGGTTCAGACTTACACTTACTTGACTCGTTCAAACTTTGGGCAGAGTCTATATTTGGTTGGTATGAGTTTGTAGAGAAAACTATACCAGAACCAGATGGTCGAGGTGGCACACACTATGTTACTAAGACAATCAAGAAGCGACTCATTAAAAAGCAATATTTAATCGTTGCCCGAGGAGCCGCTAAATCAATGTATGCATCATGTATACAAAACTATTTTCTATGTATTGACAAAACTTCATCGCATCAAATTACAACAGCACCAACTATGCCTCAGGCAGAAGAAGTTATGTCACCAATTCGTACAGCAATCACTCGTTCAAGAGGGCCATTGTATACATTTCTTACAGATGGCTCAATTAACAACACAACAGGTTCAAAAGCCAACAGGCAAAAACTTTGTCCTACAAAGAAAGGAATTCAGAATTTCCTGACTGGTTCACTGCTTGAAGTTCGTCCAATGACAATTGATAAGCTTCAAGGATTGCGAGTAAAAGTTGCAACCATCGATGAGTGGCTTTCTGGTGATGTAAGAGAGGATGTAGTTGGAGCGATTGAGCAGGGAGCAGCAAAAGAGCAAGGTGGAGGAGCAAATGATGACTATCTGATAGTGGCTATCAGCTCAGAAGGAACTGTCAGAAATGGTTCCGGCGATACAATCAAAATGGAGTTAATGAGCATTCTTAAAGGCGACTATAAAGCTCCGCATACTTCTATCTGGTGGTACAAGCTGGACGATATTAAGGAAGTTAACGACCCACGTTATTGGATGAAAGCGAATCCTAACATTGGTATCACTGTATCTTATGAGACGTATCAGTCTGATGTGGAGAAAGCAGAAGCCAATCCTGCAGCAAGGAATGATATTCTTGCAAAACGTTTTGGCATACCAATGGAAGGCTACACATATTTCTTCACTTATGCAGAAACACTTGTACATCGAAAGAGAAGCTATTGGCAGATGGCATGCTCTATGGGGGCTGACATGTCCCAGGGCGATGACTTCTGTGCATTTACATTTATGTTCCCAATTGGTAATGGACAGTTTGGAATTAAGACACGTTCTTACATTACAACCTTGTCATATTCGAGATTGCCAAGAGCGCTTAAAGCTAAATATGATGAATTTATTGCTGAGGGCAGTTTGATAGTTATGGAAGGAACAATCCTTGACTTGATGAATGTCTTTGATGATGTAGATGCTTATATAACTAAAAATGAGTATGATGTTCGATGTTTTGGATATGATCCGTATTATGCAAAAGAATTTGTAGAAAGATGGGAAAGAGAAAATGGTCCATTCGGTATAGAGAAAGTACCGCAGGGAGCAAGAACAGAGTCCGTTCCACTAGGCGAGTTAAAGAATCTTGCTGGTGAACGAATGCTCTTATTTGATGAGCAAATCATGTCGTACACAATGGGTAATGCTATTACTCTTGAAGATACAAATGGTAACCGTAAGCTTTATAAGAAACGAAGAGAACACAAGATTGATAATGTGGCAGCTATGCTTGACGCATTTGTGGCATACAAGCGTAATTTAGATGCGTTTTAGGAGGAACAAATAGAAGTAAAGCCCATACTTAATCTAAGTACAGGCTTTTATTGCTCGATAATCTTCATATAAAATTTTCTCCATAAAACAGTTCACATAAATTCGATTGCGCTATCCGACTTTTTTAAATAAGTCTTTCTTGATAGACTTTAAAAGATTTTCATTAATTGAAAGCATGCAATTATCAACCAATGTAGCTACTGCCGAAGTAATAATTTTCTTGTTATATCCTTCGATACCACCACATGTCTTAACGTGATGCATATGGGCAGCAGCACCGCTAACCTTACGACCGTTTTCGTTGATGTACGGACAATATAAATCTTTTTTATTCATACTCTCATACTCCTTTCTATGTTATTTGAAGACTCTAATATCTCCATAATCAATCATAGCCAAATCACGTGAGTATGTCAATACTATATTTTTAAGGAAGACTAACTATTAAAAGTCAAGCCTTAAAATGATATTTTTTGAATAAAGTA